TAGGTAATACAATAGTTATTGATGGTATTGAATATGTTAAGAAACGTGAGCCTTTAAGTGAGGATAAACTTGATGCACTTGCTGAGGCTAATATAACAGATGAAGGTATTGCGGGATATTATTTAGGGTTTAGAGATGCAGAAAAAGCACACGGTATTGGAGGTGGGGAATGAGCAGAGTAACAGAATTAGCAGAGAAGTACGGCATAACAAGTAACAGAAATGACAATATAGAGATGTTTGCAGGACAATTATACAGTGATGGCTATAAGAATCGTAAGCTTGATAATGCAGCCCTTCGAGATCACTTTGCAGGACTTGCAATGCAAGGGGTATTAGCTATGGACGATGATATAGATTATAAATACATAAGTTCAGTTGCATACATCATGGCAGACGCAATGTTAGCAGAGAGGGAGAAAAAGTAATGCAACTAATGGTGATCGACTTCGAGAGCTTCTATTCCAAATCATACAGCCTATCTAAACTTACTACAGAAGAGTATATAAATGGTGATGAGTTTGAAGTTATTGGTATGTCTATCAAGTTAGGGGAGGCAGAGACTACGTGGCATACAGGGGATAGAGAATATCTAACAAGTATTCTAAAGGATTTATTCTGGGATAACATCACCCTGATAGCACACAACTGTTTCTTTGATGCTAGTATTCTTAGTCTTTACTTCGGTATCTTTCCTGCTAGATATATCGACACTCTATCTATGGCTAGAGCTATACATGGTATATCGGTAGGGGGAAGCCTAGCTAAACTAGCGACACATTATGACCTAGGGGAGAAAGGTACTGAGGTAGTAGATGCATTGGGTAAGCACTTAAAAGACTTTACTGCGGCTGAGTTAGCTAAGTACGGTGAGTATTGTATTAATGATACTGAATTAACCTATGCCCTATTCTATAAACTACTACCCCATTACAACTCCACCGAGCTAAGCCTAATAGATATAACAACAAAGATGGGTGTGGTGCCGAGGCTAGAGCTAGACGTACTGTTACTAGAGGAACATATATACGGTGTGAAGGCTGAGAAAGAACGGCTACTGGCAACTACAACAGTTGATAAGTCTGAGCTTACAAGTAACCCTAAGTTTGCTAAGGTGCTAGAGGGGTATGGGGTAGAGGTACCAATGAAGTTATCCCTTAAGACAGGCAAGATGACCTATGCATTTGCTAAGACAGATGATGGGCTTAAAGAACTACTAGACCACCCTAACTTAACTGTAAGAGCTTTAACTACTGTTAGGTTGAGTGTTAAGAGTACGCTGGAAGAGACAAGAACAGAACGCTTTATAGCTATAGCCTCTCGTATGGGTAAGCTACCTATCCCACTAAAGTATTATGGTACGGCTACAGGTAGGTGGGCTGCAGGTGGTGGGCAGAAGGTGAACTTCCAGAACATACCTAGAGGTTCTGCATTGAAAGAAGTTATCATTGCACCGGAAGGACAGATGATAGTAGGGGCTGACTTATCAAACATAGAACTGCGTGTGGGTATGTGGGTAGCTGGTGAGATGAACGCCCTTAAGATATTAGGTGATGGCGGAGACTTATATAAAGAGTTTGCTAGTAAAGCATTTGATGTGCCGTATGAGGAAGTTACTAAAGAACAACGGTTTATAGGTAAGACTTCACAACTTGGATTAATCTTTGGTGTCGGAGCGGCGAAGCTTCGAGGTGCTGTGAAGGCTGGGTCTGGCATGGACTTAGGTGAGGAGGAGTCTAAACGTATTGTTGACCTATACAGAGCTACCTACACAGGGGTTACTACGCTGTGGAAAACATGTACTACTGCCATTAAAGCTATAGCAGATGATTCTGACTTTACGTTCGGTACTGGGGGTTTGTATGTAGTAGAGGGTAAGAAGGGTATTAAGTTTCCATCAGGTATGTACATGCAGTATCCTGAACTAGAGCACAAGGTTAATATGGAGACAGGAGAGCAGGGATATAAGTATAAAATGCGTAATGGTTATGATAGACTATACGGCGGTAAGTTAACAAACAATCTAGTGCAGGGCACAGCCCGATGCATTATGTCAGAAGCAATGGTTAGAGTGAATAAGCGGTATCCTATCGTACTTACTATTCATGATGCTCTATATATCCTTGCTCCTGAAGCTGAGGCACAGGAAGCATTAGACTTTTTAATAGAAGAGATGACTAAGGTTCCCTCATGGATGCCCGGAATACCACTAGCGGCTGAAGGTGGGTATGGTAGAAGCTTAAAAGATGCAGGATAAGATGGCACTTAAACAATCGAACAAGAACCGTAAGAAAAAGAACCCTTTTAAAGCAAGAGAAAGATATGGCTGACATTGCAGACAAAGCCAATGACCAAGCCCAGCTTATACTGGAAAAACAAATAGAGTTACAGCGTGGTAGTAGGCAACCTTTAGATATATTCCAGAATGACTCGGGTGTATGTTGGGAGTGTGATGCCCCTGTAACAGATGGTAGGCGATGGTGTAGTAAAGAATGTACTGAGAGTGCAGAGAGGAGTGGATGGTGATGAGTTATACAGACTTTCGTTTAAAACAATATGAAAAAAGATTATTAAAAAAAGTACCTAAAAGAAAATGAAATGGGCTGACTTCATATTCCCCCCTATAAATCTTTGGTGCTACCCTAAACAATACGAGGACTATAAAATGATAAACGAAGAGACAAACGTAAGAGCAGTATGGAAAGTAAAAGATAAAGTTCAAGACATGATTAACAACCCAAGCCACTACACACATGGTGGCGTTGAGACAATAGACTATATAGAAGCTAAAGGTTTGGATAAAGACTTCTGCCTTGCTAATGTGGTTAAGTATGTGTCTCGTGCAGGATACAAGATAAGTAAGCTGGAAGATTTAAAGAAAGCACAATACTACTTAAACCGTAGGATTAACATATTAGAAGCCTCGGAGGAGTGATGATTGAAGGTGATGGCGATTACGACTTATTTTTAAGACAATTAAAAAAGATTACCGCACTACAGGATGAGATAGCAGAGTTAAAGGCTGAGATAGAGGAACTAAAACTAGACTCCTATCGGTATAAGTTTGTTAGATCAACATGCGCCACTACTGCGGAACAAATTGCAGGTTACGATAAATCAGTTGATGAACATATAAGGCGTAGAAATGAAAACCTTAATTAAAAAGTGGTTTTATCCCCCGCATGTTTGCAAAACATTCCGCCAGTACTACGGATTGAATCTGAAGATATGTCATGAGTGCAAGAAAGAAAGCCCATTGTGGGAAGCTAATATAATAAAACATCAACGCTAATAATTACCCATGAAAATTACATTAGAAGAATATACTAACCCTAGTAACTTAGGAAAATATGCCGGGATTTGCTACGGTAGAGAAGGTAACAATGAAAAAAGATTGGCTCATATTATTGGGGTTGGGCATCTGTCTGTACTTCGTTTTGGTAGTGCTGTGTTTAGGATTAGCGGCATTAGCCGAGTATGCCTAGCTCAGTTAACTCGTAGCAAGCATTTAGATTATTTAGTACGCAGCTCACGTTATTGTGATGAGAGTGAGGCTGAACTTATATTACCAGACGCCTTTGGAGGATTAAATAATGAGATGCAACTGCACATTGCTATGTATTTGCAAAAATCCGATGATCTTTATCAAGACCTTAGAAGTAAAGGTATGTCTAAGCAAGATGCTCGGTATATCCTCCCACAAGCGCAAGAGACAGAGCTTTTTGTATGTGGCAACTATCAGGCTTGGAAAGATTTTATCAAGCTTAGAACAAGCATCTCAGCTCAAATTGAAGTACGTGAAGTAGCCTTGGCAATAGAGAAAGAGTTACAGCAGATAGCACCAATCATCTTTGGGGAATACAATGGGTAGAAAGATAAGTGACGTAGTTGGTATGCCTAATAATGAAATTATTAACGGCCTATTGCATATTGCTGATGGGTTTATAATTTTGGATGAGGACGGTAATGAATGTGAAGAAGATGAATTTGATTTTGAAGTGTTTGCATTAGAGACCGCCTCTGCACGGATAATGACTCTATCAAAACTTGCTTACTTCTTTGGCGTTGGTTTCTTTGTTACTAACATCTTCTGGCTCTACAACTACGTAGGTTAAAATAAAACCCCGTAGCTAATAACTACGGGGCTTGTCCCCAATTTATCTATTCACGTATCTATTCATCATCTTCCTCATTATCATCGTCCATTCCTAATTCTGGAATTTCTCGTTCTATCTCAGGTCTGTTTTTATTAAATTGTTCCCCACGTATTGCAGTAAAAGGTGCTTTCCTACGTGCTTTATCTGAACTTAAAAGAGTATCTCCGGTGATACGCGCTCCGGGATGTTTCTTTGAAAACTCTCGCATCTCCAACAGGATTTCTTTTCTTTCATTAGGTTTAGCTTTTGCACGTTTATCAAGGAGCTCTTGTCTACGATCCATAATAAACTGATTTAATATATGCCCAGACCGAGCTGCTTTTGACTTCTCAGCCATATGTGCAGTCTCTATACCTAATGCTCGGGCTACAATGTCAGAAGTAGTTATTTCTTCCTTAGTCATAATAGGCAACCCTTTACCTGTTAACTTACCTTCAGTTGCATATCTATACGCCATCATTACGTTACGTACAGCCGCTGGCATTACCCTTTCAATGGCTTGTTCGTACTTACCCTCAGTCCATGCTTCCCCTGCTTTCAACATATTTGCAGCAGTAGAGCCAGCTGCGCCTAACGCTACCTTTCCAACATTCCCCATAATATCGCCTTTCAATGACTCGTTTAGGTCCGACTCTTGAATCATAGGTATCAAATCTGAAGCACCAATTCTTGGAGTTAGATTCATATTTGTAAGAGTTCCAATAGGGCCATCCAATATCATTTTAATAACAGTGTCATTGATATTCATATCATGCATTGCTTTTCTCATATCATCTTCAAGATCATGTCTTTCGTCATCATCTCCGACTTGGTCTCTAATGAAATCAGTAATAGTCATGGCTAGGCCAGCTAACGGTAAACCTAAAGACCCAGCAAAAATATAATGCATTGCTAAAATATTACCTATAAATTTCCTACCTTGCTTTCTAACTTCTGGAGACTCACCTTTTAATGCATCATGACCCGCTTTAGCAAATGCAAACAAGAGTTTAGCTCCGTATTGTTGGAACTGTGAGGCAACCTTAACAACACCACCCAAACCTGTCTTAACGAGTGATGACTGGCCTGTAGCTCCAAAGTCACCCAAGTCTAAGTAGGTACTATCAATAGCCGCTCTAACAGCCTTCTCGTGCGTCATACCACTTCGCATGTTGGCAATGTACGCCGCAACTGCAGAGACTTGACGGGCAGCACTTTCTGCTTCAGCAAATGGTCTTGAAGTTATCTCCATAACCCGTTTAGCTTTAGCAAAAGCTGAGTCACTTTTACTGGTTGGTTTATCTTGTCCACTGAATGCTTGAGCATGTATGCTTGGTAACAACAGACCTTCTGCTTTCATCATCTCCATTGCTTTAGGTATGTCAAACTCATCGGCATGTTTAGCGCCTTTAACAAGATTACCTATATCTTTACGACCTTTAGCACCCCTTGTTATATCTCCAAACGGTGTTGCTCTACTCATACTACCAGTGTACAGACCAACTGCTGAGTTAAGAGCCCTACGTGCGGCATTTACCCCATGTATCTTAGCTATACTAGGTGCACCTTGTAATGGTATAGATGCTAACTGTAAGGCTGCAGAAGCTGGTGCAGATAAGTAGTAATGAAATACTGCACCTGTCATAGTATTAACAAAGCTGTTAATTTGTTTAGGATAAACAACATCACTTATCTGTTTTTTAAATGCATTGTAATAATCAGTTCCCAAGGTTTCATTTTCTGGTAACTCACTTTTTAAGTTTTCTAGCTTACCCATTATGACGCCTGATAACTTAATACGAGGCAACTGCTTGCTCATACTTAAACCATAAGTATCAAACGATCTAAAGATATCATTATCATATCCAGCAGTTCCTTTACGATGCAGGAATCTTTTTGCAATACTTTGTTCAGGTCTACCCATTAAATGCATTTGAAATAAATAATCTTTTACGTCATCTGCAATCTCTTTAATGTTGCCACCAGTTTCAACCTTTTCAAACTTGGCATCTACGCTTTTCCATAGTGCATCTAATGAGCGATTACCAGTTAATGCACTGCTGTTGTCGTTTACAAAATCTTTAGTAACACCTTTACTTTTGATTGAAGGGTTAGTAGCAATAAAGTTATCAGCGTCATCTTGGCTTTCAAATTTACTAAACTTTGAAATAAGTTCGCCAGTATCTTCATTAATATCGCCATCAGTATATTCCACAGCATACTTTCCAAAACGCATAACGGGAAAATAATCACCCTTTAATTCAGTACCTTTCATCTTTTTATTAAAGACGTCAAGTTGTCTAGCTCTTGTTTCATCAGAAACATCAGCGTCATTCTCAATTCGATACTTTTCAGCAGCTACATAATCTTCGTATGATTTCTTATAGAAGTCTGCAAGTTTGTTATACATAAGTTTTGATTGAGGATTTAATTGACCCCAGCTTACTTTCAATGCTCTAAGCTCTTTAACCCTTTGTGCATAACCTGCATCCTGATTCTCTAACTCAAATTCAATTCTGTTATCTATATTGTTAGGACTGTTAGTATCAATTTCCGAAGGTGAGACCTGTAGGATAGTGGCGCTATTTGCTGTATCCCCAAGTATACCTACCTGTTGTCTGTGCTCTTTAATGTACTTGTTTATTTGTTTACGCAGGTTTAAGTATTCTTCCAATAACTTATTTGTCATACCTGTTATTTCACGGGTATCTTTTAAGATTTCAGAAGCACTGTTCTTTGATGGAACTCCATCTTTCTCTTTACCTCTTAAGTACTTAGCCCCTATTTCTCTAATACCCGCAGCACTGAATAACTCTAAGTACGTTGGCAACTTCTCACGACTAAACCTAGCTATTGCATTAGCTTTCTTTCTAATAGACGGGATGTTAGCGTTGAAGCCACCTTTGTTTACTGAGTAACGTATATCATTATTTTCAATAGAGAACGCACCTGTGTTACCTGTGGCAGATTTTATTTGATTAGGGTTAAATAAAATAACATGCTCGCCATCTTTATATGAGTCATATCCTCCGGCCTCCATAACATCAGTTTTCAACCCTCCATCAATATCCTTAAACCTACCAGATTCTTTAAATTGCGGAACAATAACATTATCTACCCAATCGTCCCCATAATTTGGATAGTTATCTTTTAAAACTTGAGCATACTTGGCAGCCATTTTATCATTAACTGCACTCTTACCTTCTATGTAAGGGTTCTCGCTTTTAGCATATAGCTTCATAACATTTTTTCCATATGTCTTGGCTTCTGCTTTATTAGGAGTTGTGTATATTCCTCTAGGGTTGCCTGTGCGATTCTTTTTCTCAGCGTTTAAATCAAATGTATTAAATTCTTTATCCGAACCATGATAAACAATACTTGGCCCCCCTTTATCATCTTTTATTTTGCTGTCGCCAAACCACTTTTTAAATGCATTTGTTTGCACACTTGCAGGTTTTTCTTTACTAAACGCAGTCTCTTCACGAGAAGTCCTTTCTGCAGTCTTAGATTCTTTACGCATAGCTGCTGTAGCCATTTGTCTAGCGTCAGCTTCAGATAGTCTGATGTTAGCACCTAATTTAGAGCGCATAAAGTTGCGTATAGATGCAACAATTTGACGAACTAAAGATAAGTTTGGTGAGTTCTCAACAAGGTACGCTAGCGTTTCTTCTGCTATCAAATGATCAGGTGTACCTTCAGGTACAGACGCACGGGCTTTAACAAACGCAGCACCTTGGTTAGTCATAGCTTGATCTTTAACATACGACCATAGCTTATCACCCAACATCTTTCTCATACCAGCATGTACACCTACTTCATGTAGCGCAACGTTTTGTATAGTACTAGGTGTTAGTTTGTTAGCAACGTAGTGAGTAACCCCATCTGCTGTAGTCATACCTTGTACGTTAACTGGATGACCTGTACCCGGAAGAGTATCTGCTGTATCATGAAGAACAGCTTTACCTGACGCTACAAGGCGTTTTAATTCAGGGGACAAAGCTTTGCTCAAACTAGCTGTAGTATGACCTGTAGTGATGCCTACAGGAGCTACAGAATAAGCTACGTCATCTTTAGTTACAATGTTGGTGGTAGTACCTTTAGTAGTAACAGCTTTAGTAGTAACCGCTTTGTTATTAGCCTCTTTTACTTTAGCTAAAGTTTGTTCAATAGCAACTGCTTTTTGAAGAGCGGCGGCTTGCACTGCAGGTGGTGCGTTTTTATTTTTACTTACGGCTACTAGTTGCGTAACAAGTTGCTTAGCCCCTGCAGGGTTATTTACAACATTAATACTTTCAACTTTAGGTTTATTAAATAAATCTTTAACAAGTGTAGATTGAGGAGGTATGTTTAAATTTAAAAGCTCCTGTTTACTAACTAACATCTCTGAAGGTTTAATATAGTTTTCAGGACTATACTCTTTACTTAACACATTTGTTAATGCGACTTGTTTTTCAGGTGTTAACTTATTTATAGCTGCAGATACTTTAGGGTCAGATATTGGTAAGCCACCAGCTTTTTCTATAACTTTACCTAACTCAAGGTCCCTAACTCCAGCTTCTGCAACATGCGCTGGTGTAATAACATCTGTATCTTTAGCTCCAACTTCAGCATGAACTGCTGTAGCAAAGTCTGTAGCTTTTCTTTGACCTGCAGGTTCTTTACCTAACAAGGTGTCCGGATGTGGACCGCCTTCAGCTGTTTGAGTTAAACCCTTAAGTGTTGTTAATAGGTGTGGTACTTCTAACTTCTTAGCCTCATCAAGTAAATCAGTTTGTTCAGGTGCTACAGTTTCAGCAACTTTGGCTTCAGGTATTGCTACTTCTTTAATTGTACCTTTCTTACCACCAAACAAATCAACTTGCTCACCTTCTTTTGTTTTCTCTAATACTTTACCCATATCAGCTGTAGCTTTAGCTTGCTGTGCAGCTCTGGTAACTACATCTTCTTGAATAGGTGCTGTACCAAAATCTTGTACACGAGCAGGGATAACTTCTTCTTTGAGTGTACCTTTCTTACCGCCAAACAAATCTACTTGAGAGCCTTCTCTAGTTTTGTTTAATAACTTACTCATTTCTTCAGTGGCTGCGCTTTTAACACCAGCGTCAATCAATTCTTGGTGTTGTTTCTCAGCAAGTCTTCTAAAATCTTGAGCATCAATTTGCTCTTGATTTAGTAAAGCTTCACCTGATGGTGTTACTTGCAATGTTGCTGTAGGTTCAAGAGTAGAGGCTTCGCCTTTTGCAGGGGTGCCACTTTCTTTACCAAACAAATCTTGTTGGCGTTTGTTAGTTTGTAAGGCTTCTTCATTTAATAATTGCATATTAAATGTCAGGTAATCGTTCTTTTCTTTTACAGCAATTTTATTAGCTTCTGAAGCAGAAGTTACGGGTTTATTATTTGCACCTTTAAGAGTTCCATTTAAAAACTCACTCCTAACATCATTATATTTAACGTCAGCCTGTTTATTTATTTCAAGTTTCTGTGCATCTATATCTATATCTGGAGTTTCTTTAGGTCCTTCATATCCTTGAGCAAACTCATCTTCAAGTTGTGTTTGTGATAATGCTTCAAACCCTGCTTTTTTCCTAGCTTGCTCTTCTTCTTTCCTTGCGGCTTCTTTATCAAACTGTTCTTGAGTTTGAATTTTGTCAAATAATTCTTCGTAAGCTTCTTGTCTTGTTTTTTCTCCTTCACTACCTGTAGTGTTTCTAGCTATACCTATAGCCATTAGCTTTCCATTAGCTTCAAATTCTTCTGGAGTTAAAACTCTAGTGCCGTTGAGTACATCAAGACCAACTGTGCCAAAGTCTTCAATTCTTTGCAGTGCACGATCTTTAGCGCCTACACCACTTAGTGTCGCAACAGGTGCTCTCATAGCACCACCTACAAGTACACCGCCTAAACCAGCTGTACCATAAGCTTCAAATGCTTTCTTATCAGTTAGTGACTCTCCGGCTTGGGCTCTACTTAGAGCTTCCTGCGTGACTTCTACACCACCTTCCACAGCTCCTGTCTCAAGAGTACTTAGTAATACTCTACCTGCTGTACCTAATCCTGTACGGGTTGATGCGTCTACTATTTGTTCAGCTGCTGATCTAATACCAATCTGTTGGGCAACTCTTTCGCCTATAACCCCTGCTTTACTTAGGATTTGATTTACACCTACTTTTTCTAAAGCACCTTGGACTATACCTGAAGCTACAGCAGCTCCTCTATTAAACTCTTTGCGAGTACCAGCGTCTATTTGAGCTTGCTGACGATTCATATTTTCGCCAGTTGCGCTAAGGCCATACGCGGCTAATTCAGCTATAGTTGCTGCACCTAGACCTGCAACGGCCCCTGCAGGGGCTACCGCCCCCGCTGTAAGACCTGCTCCGATTACAGGCGCAGTTCTGGCAAGGTCATAACCTATAGCAGGTAAGGTTCGTTTAAGGGCAGCACCTAAACCTTCTGTTCTATACAGAGCTGGTAAATCACCCACACTTGGATAATTCTTACCCTGTTCTTGACCTTCTTTAGCAAGCTCTCTACCTGATTCTTCTGCAGTTGCAAACTGCATGATGCCACCAAGTGTGGATTTACCAGAGCCCATCAATGCTTGCCCAGCACTAGTAAAGAAACCTTCCCCTTCAGGTATGAGCTCCCCTCTAGCCCTTGCCGCTATTTGTGCATCAGTTTCTTCTGTAGGAGCTTTCCCACCAGCTAATTCTCCAATTATATCTTGATCAGAAAATCCAGCTTTACGAGCAGCAGATGTGTCAAATTTATTTTCTGATCCTAAAAAGTTAGCAATGTCAGCTTCAGAATGACCTGCCGCTTTAGCAGCGTCTACATCAAATCGCATAATAAGTCCTTATTGTTTATAGAAAGATTTCATGATGCTAAGGTCTGGTTTACCGGTTTTACTCACCCGTGGTCCAGATGAAGGTAAAGGTGTTAAGTCTTCTTTTGTCGGATCGCCTCTTAATCTAGCTTGCAAAGCGTTTACTTCTTCTAAAGCAGCATCAGCGGCGGCCTGAGCGTTTAAATACGCCTCACTATCTGGGTTAAAAGAAAGCTCAGCAGCAGCCCTTGTTGCAGTAGAATATTTACTTTTTGCAATTGCAACTTCATATCCTAATGTTGGGTCCTTAGTGGTGCTACCATACGCTTCTACTATGCCATAGGCGGCACCATAAGGTACACCTTTTTCCTTCATAACTTCTTTTATAGCTTGCTCCTTCATACCTGCGGCTGTAGGTTGAGCTGATGTTACAGCAAATTGACTTGCGTTTTGTGCCAATTGCGCAGCTTGATTACCCTCTATAGCTTTATAATGAGCCGCTGTGTTTTCTTGTTCTTGTTGTTGAATCATTAATGTTCGTTTCTTTACACCAGCATCAATGACTTGAGGTGCAGCTTTCATAAATAATTCTTGAGCTTTTTCTTTCTTAGCTACAGCTCTATCTAAATAACCTTCAGCTTCCAATCTTGCCGCATGATCTAATGCATATATAGAAGCATCTATATCTTTCATAGCTTTCTTGTTAGCTTTAGTATCCTCCATAACTCCCGGCAGACCTTCTTTCAATGCTCGCATACCTGCAACTAACGGTGCACCCGGAGTTGATGCCCAGTTAGCTCCAAACTCCATAAGACGCATACCCATCTGTCTTCTAGCTTCATCAGGCGCATTGGCTCTTTCGTCCATAATCTTTTTACGATATTCCATCGTTGCAGTATCAGGACCAAGTTGTTCTTCACGCCTTTTTCTATCATCAGCAATAAGCTCATCTTCAGATTTATTAGCATCAACTCTAAGTTTTTCAACATCCTGCTGTTGATCAGCCATAGCTTGATCAAGATTAAATGGTGTAGCTTTAACTGGGGCTAATACTTTATCTGCAACCGATGGAGCCTCCACTGCCTTTATACCAGTCGCTTGTAAAGGAGGTGTAACTCCTTCAGCTTGATTCAATGCCATGTTTTTTAAGGACTCATCTTTACTCATAGGTCCTAGTGTTGCAGCTTGAACTGGTATAATTGGCGCTGCATTAGTAGTTATAGGTGTGTTCTTGATAGCTTTTTGTTTATTTATCTTTTCTTGTATTACATCTTCTTGTGCAGCAAGATCGCCCAGTAAGTCAGGCATTTTATCTTTATCTTTTACTTCTTCTTCCTTATTAGCAAACGCAACGATACCACCCTTAGCTAATTTAGTAGCAAGCACTTCTTTAGCTAGACCTGTTTGTACAGGACTTACATTCTTTTGAATAATAGTTTGTAGATGAGGTTTATCTAAGTCTTCCAACTTACCCATCATGTTTTCTTCAACCCAGCCTTTATCCTTATAACCTACAATACCACCTTTAGCATATCCTTTGTCTTTAATTGCACCACCTTCAGCTTTCAGTGCAGCATAGGCGCCTAACCCTGCGGTGGCTAAACCTCCTATTTGACTTGCAGTGCTTGGTTGAGCTTGATACTGCGTGGTTGTTTGGTTAGTCATAGGGATACCACGAATAAGGTTAGACATAGTGCCTAACTGCATATACGGATATTGTTGAGCGTTTTTATAATCAAGTATTGCCTGATCAATAGCTTGTTGTTGCTGAGCTTGTTGTTGTCCACCGACTTGACCTTGAGTACCTATGATACTGGTATCTGCAGCCAATTCTTGTTGACCTAAGTTGCCTAGAGTACCTGCGGCCTGACCTGCTCCTGTAAACCCAGCTTGTGCACCTTGTACACCTTGAAGTCCAGCTTGCGAACCAGCCATACCTTGTTGATACCCTTGAAGGGCTGTATTAACACCAGTAATGCCTTGACCGATTCCTTGCAGACCAGTTTGCATAGCTTGGTTGCCAGCTTGCATTCCTTGTAAACCTAAGTTTGCGCCAAACTGTTGATTTGCATTTGCAGCGGTATAGGCGTTTTGCATACCCTCAGCTTGCATTTTGTTAAGCGCCATGTTTCTATTACGTTCATTCTCAGACGCCATAAGAGCTTCACGACTTCCGCCAAAGGCACCAGCTTGTGTGGCTGCGCCTTGTTGTTGAGTACCGCTTATATCATAGTTGCGGTTAAGCTCTCGCCCTTGTTGCGCCATAACGTTTTGCATATAAGGAGACATATACGCTCCAAATGCATTTGGATCAGTAGCCTGTTGCGCGTATTGTGCCCCTGCTCCATAACCTTGACCAGCCGTACCTGCAGCAGTCATACCTAAATCAGCACTTTGAGCTCCATAACCAAGCCCACCTATCGCCCCTACATTGGCGGCATTCTGTCCGTAACCTGCACCTTGTGCGCCATAACCTAAAGCTTGACCTGCTGTACCTAATTGACCCATGCCACTCATGCCAGCCATTTGTGACGCAGGTGCGAATTGACTAGGAGTTTGTAAGTTAGCTGCACTGGTTTGAGCTTGTTGTTGCAGTGGGCTAAATGGAGCTACGTAGTCTTGAGCGTTAGTGCTGTAAGGTACGTACGGCTGGAGACCTGTAATTGCACCTGCAGCATTCTTTTGATACACTTGATTTTCAGCAGCGCCCATCATAGACTTGGTGTACGGCAGTAGCTCCGCAGGGATACTATTTTGATTTACTGTCTGCGTAGTTTGACTAGGAGGAGCTGGAGTGCCACCCCCATAAAACCGTGGGCAGATAAAAGTAAAGAAGAATTTGTGAAGGTTACTTGGTTTAAATATCATAATACTAACTCCAGACTAATTTGGCTACTAGGGGTAAAACCCATCTTGTTTTTTAATAATCGTGCTACAGAGGGTCTAGCCGAACACTCTACTCGTGTTGCGCCCATAGCTTTTAACCACTTTATAAATTCATTATATACTTCCAATTCTGCGCCTATATTAGCACCAAAAGTAGTTATATACGCTACTCTAGAATTAGGGTAGTTACACCATTGAATTGTAACTTCTCCTTGAAGCTCCCCATCTTCATTAAATCCAACGAGCATAACCTGCTCCCCTCTAATAATATATTCCTTTAAGTTATCTATGGAGTAGTAGTTGGATATTAAACTTCTTTCAAATACAGGTGTTATCCAAGGAACTACTTTTGACCATACTTGGTATAAGTATGCAGGTTCTACATGCTGTACTTTTATTGTCATGCTAATTCTTTACGTGCTCTTGAGTTTACAGCAACTTTGCCTTTACCTACAGTTTTGCTTCTGCGTGTTTGTATTCTGTCTACCATAGCTTGCAGAGCTTTTGCACCTGCTTCAGTAGAACCATTACCTAACTCAGATACAATACGTGAAGGAATTACAAACTCCCCATCGGCGAGCCTTGCAGGTTGTTTACCACTATTGCCTATTTGAGCGGGTATGCTATCAGATACGCCATCACCCGGGCCTCTAGTTAAACCTGCAATACCTCCGTGAGAATATCCACCTAAGTTGTCTTGAGCCATACCACCTTGAGCATAAGAAGGTTGTATGTTACTAACGGAGTTACCTGAACCATCATTAGTTGTATTAATAACTTGGCTTCTTGGTTGGGCATACTGTTGTTGCTGCGCTTGTTGCTGTTGCGCTAATAGCTCACGAGCTTGTTGAGCATAGTGCTCTTTAACCTTTTGTGCAGCCAATGCTCTAACTTGTGTTGTAAATGTATCTCGGATATCTCCTTGTGCAGGTCCTTGAACAGCTCCACCTGCCGCATAGAACATAGGTTGGTTCTGTTGTGTAGGCGTTTGCAACTGTGTAGGAGCTGGTGGAGGTGTAGGTTGCATAGGTCTAGGGATGCCCACTTGCGGTTGTTGAGGTTGGGGTTGCTGTTGTTGCGCCACATACTCTTGACCTACTTTAGCAGCTTCAAAACCCATACCTGCAAACTTGTTCATACCTTGGGGCTGAGCTTGTACTTGAGCAGGTGGTGTACTTTCGTTAAATAAAGGTTTAGATACATCTGCGATACCGCCAGCTGCGTAGTATTTAGGTAATGTCTTCCTAGCAACGTCACCAGTGCGTTGATAATCGTCAGCCAAAGGAGCTCCTCCTATGTCTTGTGTTACAGTAGGCTGTTCTGTTGGGTATTGAGTATCTAACCCCCCGCCATAATAAGCGCCTGTGGCTAAATCTGGAAGTGCAGACGTTGCTATAGCTGTAGGATTGTTTACAATTGTATTACCATAATTAGTACCAACATCCCCTGCAGCACTTGCTAATCTACTTCCCAATCCTTCCGAACTTGGAGCAATAGGTGTTGCAGGTGCCAAGAAAGGTGTAGATGCGTTAGCGGTGGGTGACATAGCTGTAGTGGGGCTGTTAGGTAATTCCATTGTTGGTACACCGTCTGCAAATGGTGAGTTAGCATAATTACCTTGAGCACCACTTGCTATATCGGTATGGGCGACACCTTCCACTCCTGTTGATACTCCATCCACCCCTGCCATTGCCCCTTCGTCCATTGTGACATTACCTTTAGTTGCGCCACCTATAGCACCACCAACAGCACCTATACCTCCACCCATTAGAGCAGCTTTGCCAGCATCCTCACCTACAGCAGCTGCGCCAGCGGCAGAACCTGCAGCACCAGCAATACCGCCAGTTACTATTCCACTTCCTACCGTACCAAGACCTGCGGTTGCTCCACCTAAGCCCGGAGCGATACCACCAGTAACCGCCCCTGAAATTGCCCCAGACAAAGCACCTTTACCAACATCACCACCTGTAGCTGCTGCACCAATAGCTCCTATACCTGCACCTAAAGCACCTGCTGTGGCTGCACCTGCAGCGATACCACCAGCCGCGGCAGTAGCACCTGCAATCCCTCCAGCAGCTATTGCTCCAGTAACCCCACCTGTGATCGCACCTGCCGATATAGCTGATACGGCTGCTGTTGACGCTGCTGCTACAATAAAACTCATAGTATTTCTCCTAACAGCAGTTGCTGTTCATATTCTTCAAAGGTATCAGAGACAAGTTCTTTTTCTATGTCGTCAATCTCTGTATTGGCTGTCTTATGTACGGTGACGAATGTTACATCTGTTTCTGCATAGCCAATGCGTTTAACACCGGGTTTGTCCACCATAATATGTGGAGCAGTTAAGATATAAGAATCAGTACCGTTAGATACTCGAATAGTGCCCTGTGCTAGGATAGCTATGTTCTCAAAATTGTGTATCTTCCCTGTTAATATAGTCCCTGCAGGTATGAACATACTCCGTACATAAACACCGTCAACTTGGTAGTGCTCAACCGGACAAGTAACCTGCGGCATTGCCCCTATCTCTTGCTCAATGCGTAGTATATCAGGCATAGTGCCTAGTTCAGCTAAGTTACTCATGCGGCTTTATTATACCCATTAACCTTACCTGCTTGCCTATAATCTATAGTAACTTCTGCGTCCTTTAAGATACTGCATTTAGCTTGCACAAATAAGTCTCCGTTGCTCATAAAGACAAAGATTGCATTTGGGTCAGGTGCGTGGTTAATATATCGACCTGCTAAAACCCTTTCGCCATTAACTCTTCCCATTGCTATATATTCATTTTCTTCAATGTCTCGTATAGCAAACATACCTTTACCTTCTATAAGAGAGTCTCTTATTTCTAACAGGCTCTTAGGGTCGTTATCATCAACAGTATTCATATTAAGTATTGTATCTACAAAATCTTGCGTAAACCCATATTCATTTAAGAACTCTTTATAGTCTTTACGTATTGTTTCTACTGAGTTTATCACGCGGGGAGTGCAGATACAAATGTTACTGTTATTATGACCGCAGGTGCGGCAGGATATATAGGGGCAACTACACTTGCAGGTATTGTAGAAAGAGACACTTGCGCATCATCCGCTAACCACATGAGCTCAATATAGTCCCCCGCTTGTACACGAATAAGATAGTTAATAGCTAGAATAGTTTCAGAGTTAATAGACCCACGCTTAACGGGTAAGTTAACTGCACTAGAGGAGTTAGGTACATCCACCCCGTTTTGACGTATCCATACAGTTAAAGGATGAATCTGTGCGGCTGAGTTAGTTAACTGTAAACTATACTGGTAGTTATACACTCCAGCATTAGTTATATAAATACGTGATGTAGGTGTACCTATGTAGACTTGGCTTGAGTTAGTATTTACACCATTAAGTAATACAGCAGTTGATACATTGGGAACAGCCGCTACTGTAGAGGTATCTATAAAAGACCCATAAGGTGCACTAAATGATGTCATGCCTACAACACCTAAAATAGCAGAGGTTATGTTATCTATAGTATTAAAGTATAGGCGCAAGATATTGCTGTACATATCTGTAGCTTGTTGACTATATACAGGCTGCGCTATAGGTAAGTTAGGAGCTTTAGATGCCCTTACTAGGTTTACGTTTATAGCCATACCTATCTCCTGCCATCAGGACGCGAATCGAAGCGTACATGCCCCAACTGCCAAGCTACGCCTAATGAATCAGAGCTTATTCTAAAACTCATCTGGCGACCTCTTAAGCGAGTATAAACCTGACCTGTAAACTCTTGCACTACATACACGCTTGAGTTAGGTGGGTAAGGTGGAGCAAAGTTATCTGCACTGGTAACTAAAGGTATATCTGCTGTACCATATGGAGCACCAGAGTTTTGTCTAGGGACTATAGTCATAGACACATAGGGATTATTAACATTTGAGCCGTTAAAGTTTACGTCAGGTAGCATACGCCACACAAAGCTAAATGAGTGCCCGTCTTCAATATCAAAGTCAGAGGACTGTACATAGGCTACTATTGGCTCTGTAGTAAGGCCTGAGTTATCATCAACAGCCGACTCATGATACAGCATACGATGGTTGTAATCTGCAGCTACTGGATAGGGGCGTATACCTGAGTCTAACCACGCAGATCGAGACATAGTGCCGGAGTACCAAACTTGATCTAAGTAATTATATATAACATACCTATCAATAACTGTTGTATCTTCAGAGCAATAGAACCACCAGACTTCGTTATAGCCAGAGTTACCACCAGCAAATACTTGGAACCCTTGTGCTGAGTTAAGGTCTTCAAACACATACTGTTTTAGCGTACAAGGCAACGTACTTACTGTACCGTTATACATATAGAACTTATCAAGCCCCATCCAGTAGGTTACATTGTTTATACTTATAGCCGCATTTGGAGAGATGATAGAGATGTTGTCCATCAATACATCAAACTTGTACACATAAGGAGGGCCTAAATACTGCATAGAGTACAGGCAAGAGTCAGTCCATATTAAGTTTTCAACACGAGCTACTTGTGCAGCTACTATATAAGAACCATGTGTAAGTCTAAACTCACCAGACTGATTAGTGATACTAGGAACCCATTGATAAGGTTGAGCCTGATCTGACCAACGTACTAGCATAGGGTCAAATGTTGTTGGGACAGTGTTTTGTGCAGCTGAATAAGGGTTTGCTCCAAAAGCTATTACAAAACGTTGCAATGCTGAAGCAAGTATCTGATTAGTTGCTGTAGGAACAAATACACCATAACCTATACCTGCAGGTGTATTACCCAAGGCGGCGGTAGACAACGTAGCTAGTAGTTGGGCTCTAACATTCACACCTGTAGCATCTATCCAGTAATAAATAGCTCCGCCACGAGGTGCTATAACAAGGTCTTGTCCGTAGTTATCATTAGACCAGAGGCGTAGCTGTTGACCAATACCTGCAACAAACGCTCCTCCCCAAGTATGTACAGTACCAGAAGCCCTGTATAAAGTCACTGCGCCGCCTGATGCTGCAGTTGAAGAAGTAGTATAAGTTAGTGAGCCTATTACAGTAGATATAGTATAAGTATTAACACCTACATACGTTATTTGAAAAGCTTTTTGCAGTACTACATTAGATATACCACAAGCATTAGAGGCAATACTTGAGAAGTAAACAAAGTCTCCATTAGTTAGACCATGCGCCGCTTGAGTTACTGTAAGTACAGATACCCCTGCTGATGCTGCTGTAAAAGGGTTTGTAAGTGTAACAGGTACGTAAGGAGAATAAGGACCTGCGCCCCAACCTGTGCCAATAACATAAACGTCCAACCCTGTTAGGATTTGGAATACGGCTGTTATACCTGTACCACCACCTGTTACAGCACTTGTGGCTGTAGTTGCAACAACTATACTAAAGTTATTAGAGTCAATAAAAGTTATTTGGTGCTCAGTATTTAGATCAACAGCGGGTACACCACCTACAGCAGCTGCACCAGAAAAAGTAACAAAATCGTCTTGTGTTGCGCCATGCGCAATGATGGTAACTGTTACAACGTTAGAGCTAGTAGTTGTAGTAAAACAGTTATCAGTAGCAGGTGAAGTAAATGTAGCTCTAATAGGAGTAATGTCATTATAATCACCACCACGCTCAACGTAGTATTTAAGGTTAGTACCTATACCTAGATAGTTAGAGCCATCAAAGTCAATCCAGTTCCATAATGAACGAGCAGTACCTTGATATACAGAGTTAGATAAACGTGACCAGCCGCCTATTTTCTCAGGATTGCCAGAACGAAAACGTATCTTATCACCATCGTACCAACCGCCTTCGTTAGAATAGTTCGTTCCCTCACGGTTAAGTCCCGGCCTTAGTGCTAACTTCTGTAATGGCATAGTCTATCCTATTAATGTTTTAGCTGCTGTATCTACAGCACTAGTACGCGCTAACCAGCCTTTACCGTATATATTAAAGGAAGGAAGGGCTCTATAAAATACTTCTTTAGCGTTTGTGTACTTATTAATAAGTTCTTTTGAATCTATAGCTTTTACTGCTGTAAGTGTTTTAGGACCGATAGCCCCATCAGCGGGTACACCCACAACTGTTTGTAGTGTTTTTATAGAGCGTCCGGCCCCTGCATTGATAGCAAAATCAAAAGCGAGATAGTCAACGCCACTGGGTAAATCATCTCCATGTACAGCATCCCAATATCTACGTTTATAAAATGGTGCAACCTTATCAGGGGTTAGTGCTTTCATATCTGCAGTGCTAACCTTATGCCCTACATACGTTTCCCATACCGCTTGAGTTACACCTAGATTAGTACAACCTTTTCTACCGTCAGGGAGCTTATTCCCATTATCTCTAGGGTCATCTTGAAAGCCACCTTCACTTTTAAGGATATGGTCTAAAGAAGATTTAAAATTACATTCCATTTAACAGACCTTGTTGCACCTGTGCTAGTAATATTTGCTGGCTAGTTTGATTAGCTGACGTCATCTCGTTTCTAAAAGACTCAACGGCGGCACTAGTAGAGCGTTGTTGCATAGAGTTTTCAATTAACAGCATCGGTAGCCAAGCCATACTGCAAGCAGCTTCGTCAGTTTGCTCACCAGTGTTAGGATTAGTACCTGCTAACTTTGTATACCATGCACAACGGTGTATAGCGCCGTCTTTGATTGTCTCGCACTGCGATCCCAAAGGGCATGTTAGGACTGTTTTAATTTCCATTCGGGTTAGACTGCATCACTTCTTCATCAACTAAGCCCCAGACCTTACCATCCCACAATGCTTCTTTACCTACAGGGATTGTAGGAGGAGCAACTAACGTGGTGCTAGGTGGTATATGAACTTCTTCTTTATCAAGATTGTTAGGGAACTCATACTCCCCACTGAATCTTTTATTACTTTTATACTGATAACCTTTAATCATAATTTCCATGAGTATTCCTAGTTTTTAGAACAAATAATGTTATCAATATATTGGGGAGTCCAGTTTGTCTGGCTTGAGCCGTTATCTGTACTTCCTGAGTGACTGTGGTCAGCACTGTATCCACCTAAGTTTGCAGTACTTGCTGATGTGTAATGCGCCCCATTAAAATTTGAATAGTTTGTTGTTCCTGCTGGGCCACCATAAGTAACTGACGCACCGTTATCATAATGACTATGTCCACTATCATAATGAACGTGGTTAGCACTTTGCCCACCAGTAGAAAACCCATGTGTATGTGCAGGGACTGTGTTGTTTAAAATAGGTGATGCTGTACCGCCTGAGCCTCCACCTATGCCTGATACTACTCGCATCATATGGTTGGCATAAGATGTATTTTGCGTCCAACCTGTTGGAGCCGCTGCTTGGAAAAAGTTTGTCGTAGTCCCTGCCGGCATTTGATTCCAAGTGCCGTTTAGTATAGATGCTGTAGTAGCTGTAGTAGCAGTGGCGGCGTTACCACCAATAGATAGCCCTGAAGCCGTACCAGTAATATTAGTGCCTACAAGAGCCGTAGGTGTACCCAATGCAGGAGTTACTAAAGTAGGAGAAGTTGCAAATACATTAGCGCCTGTGCCTGTTTCATCTGTTAGAGCAGTTGCTAATTGTGCTGAAGTAAGGGGGCCAAATGATATAGTAGTTGTTGCACCTACAGTTGCTGCACTTAATCCTGTACCAGCCGCAACTGATGTTTGGTTAACAGCTAGGTTAAAGTTAGTACCATCACAGTAAACTAAACTTGTAACACCGTTAGGTATAGATACACTTGAGCCAGTAGCTGCTCTAATGTTAATAGCAAAGCCACCAGTAGTGTTATTCTTTATGGTATATGCTTTAGGGGCTAATGGAGCTATAACATCTCTAATTGCAGCATTGGTGCCACTAACAACTAAGACAGCTCTTCGTGCTTCATCTGACACACCGTTATAATTAGTCAGCGTATAGTTAGCGTCTACCATTGTTATAGCTTGAACACCTGCAATAGATTGCTCTAAAAGCGTACCTAAGTTAGTGTTAGTTGTAGTGCCCCATGTACCAGACTGTTCTCCAGCGCCAATAAGCTCTATTCGTAATGAGGGGGAGTAAGTACTCGGCATATGAGTTTCCTTTAATTATTTAAATTGTTATTACACAGCCCACGGCAATGTTTGTTGAGCAGGTATTACAACAGGGTTTATTATAGATGTTATTTGATTTTCTATACAAGTTTTTGTAGCATTAACACCATCTACACCTAGCTCTGCTTGTACCCATCCAATAACTTGGTCTTCTGTTAGTTCATCGTAGGGTGTATAGCCAGCCCCTTGAGTTAGTATAAATTGAGAACAACTGTTTAAAGAGGCTTGAACGCCTATTGCATCTGTGCCTGTTAGGGTCCACTGCGCTACTACAACTACATCTAACCTAGCATCTACTCTTGGAACTGTTGAGAGGCTTGTTATAGTCCAGACATAAGTTATCATTTAGGTATTCCACAATTATTAACAACTACAAATTTTTGACATAGTATAGCATACTGTGCTATTTGGTCTGCTCTATACGCTTCAGACTTGAGAAAGCTTGTAAGTTCGTCTGAAAGTTCGTGTCTATCTTCATCGGCTCCAGCAGTGGAGCTGGAATTATTACCTTTTGTTGTGGCGCAACTACTACCTTTCCTGCTGTTGTCGTACATGCGCACAGACTTAAAACTATCGTGCTGACTATTAATTGCATTGATTGCTGAGACATTAGCGTCCTCCAGTTCTTTATTAAGCTTAAGGGCTTCTGTATGTGCCTTGTCCGCTTCTTCAGTAAGAGTCGCTAGTTGTATGTCAGCTTCTCGGTTCATATCAGATATACTCTCTGACATTTCTCTAATTTCTGCTTGTGATACTTTATAGGCAAAACCATATCCAGAGGCAAAACTTGCAATAATAATACCTATAAATAAGTAAGGCATGTTAATCCTTCAGTATCACGCCAAGTCCACCAGCAACACCGCCAGCAAGTAACAACAGCTGGTCTACAGGCTTACCCATAAATACAAATACACTTCCTATTACAGCAGTTGCAACCCATATAATACCTCGTTTAGTAGAGGCTTCTGACCATTCTATTTTCATCTATGCGCCTTCTATATTATTGGTTGTCATTTATCTCTACCCAGTTAGGGTTTTGGTTATCATTTACTGAAGTCCAAGATTGAGTCTGATTGTTATTAACTGCAGCCCATGTAACTGTTTGGTTATCGTTAATCTTTATCCAACCTGTTTGTGTAGTGCTATCTAGCAGGTTAAATGTTTCAGTGATAGCTTGTTTAAATGCAAACTGGGTTGTTGGTGCATCTAACGCATTTAAGGTCTCTGTTAGTGTTTGTAAGAACGTAGATATTACTGTGTTGCTATCTGCTGGGTCTAAGTTCTCTGTGATAAAGAAAGTAAACACGCTGATAATGGTACTAAAATCTGCTAGTGTTATAGCTTCTACAGGGCTTTGGGTAAAGTTAGCCAGTATAGACATGGCATCGCCCATTGTGATGCTTTCAGTAACGCTCTGAGCAAAGTTACCTTGTATTGTAGGTGTATCGTTTAGCGTTACAGGCTCTGTCCTAGATGTAGAGAACTGCGCTAGTATGCTAATGACGTCAGCTAAGTTTATGGGTTCTACTCTTGTTTCTAATGCAGCAAAGTAAGGTATAGGTGCATCTTCTACTGTTATTGGCTCTGACTGACTTTGTGCAAACTGTGCAGTTATTGTTTCTGAATCGTTAGCTGTTAATGGTTCGCTTAGTGCTTGTAGGAACGCAAACTGAGTTGTTGGTGCATCTAGTATGGTTACTGCTTCAACTATACCTTCAAGGAACAACGATGCTTGTGAATTAAAGTCATTTAGTATTAACGGCTCTGTAATGCTATCGGTAAAGGCATAAAGCTGGGTATTAGTATCCGCCAACCCTATGTTCTCACTTAAGGAAGCAGTAAACGCCGTAGATGCTAAACTAGCAAAAGGCGACTGAGCGAAGGCAGATATACCGAACATCTATAAGCCCAGTAACACTTTAAGTTCATCCACTGACAACCCTGCATTTACTAACTTTTCAGCAGGAGTTAGTTCTGGTAAAGGTTCTTGTACTACAGGTGGATTAGGGTCAGCGAATGTGTTATTAGCATAAGTCCAGCCTATTTGACCTTCATCAGAAGCTAAAGCAATAACATCTTCTAAACCTTCAGGACATCCTGTTTGTATGTTTTCGTACTCAATAACATTAACCACAACATTGTCTTTTAAGATAACGTGACGTATTAGATTAGACATAATATTCCTCTACCATAATAAATCCAGACCCACCTACACCACCAAGTTGTCCATTAGTACCACCACCTGTACCCCCAGCTCCAGCAGTTCCCCCAGCACCAACTACATAAGCTAGAGTGGCAGGGCATGTTGAAGTTATACCAATAATATATCCTCCAGCACCGCCACCTCCACCCTGTCTCTTATACACATCTCCGAGCCCACGAGACCAGAG